AATAGACCAGAAGATGTAGTAATAGCGTTGTTTAATCTGTCTTGGTGGGTGTGTGGGTGTGGTCATGTGGTTATTTATAGAATCCTTTTAAAGGATGTTTTACTGTACCTAAATGTCTCCAGATAGATTCTCCGTAATGTTCAATAACATCAGAAGCACCTAATCCTAATCCAGCTATAAAGTTATAAGTTTGAGCTGTTGGTTCAGGTATAACAGAGGTTGCAGCCACAGTACTAGCTACTGTAGCTTGAGCTTTATCAAGCCAACTAGCATCTGGAGCTTGAGCTTCTTCTAACTTAACTGCAGCATCAGCCGTATCTCCTACAATACCCAAGCCAGGTAAAAGAGACATACCAAATCTAGTTCCAGGTGAAATACCTTTAGCAATATCTGCACTAGTCTCTATTAGCTGAGCTAATCTTCCTTCATTAGTTAGACCCAATGCTCTAGTAACTGGGTTATTGGAAACTATATTACCAACTTGAGTTGCTTTAGTAGGGAGCTTACCTATAAGAGTTGCAATATCTGTACCTTCAGAAATTACTCTAGCACCAGGGCTAGAAGCGGGATCATATTTATTAAAACTCTCCTGAGGAGCTATCACAATCTCTCCAGATACGTTATCTAGTCCAGTTAAGTACCCTTTTTTTAAGGCTCTAGTTTCAACTTCAGTTTTATAAGCTGCAAAGTCAGGATTAGAGATAGACATCATCTCATGATCACCTCTTAGGTTATGTTCAGCAACACTTGGTCTACCACCATAAACTATCTGATGAATCGGGTCTTGAGATAACTCTCTCGCCTGTTTTTGCATACCTCTTACATACCTAGCTTCTTCTTCTGTCTTAAACTGAGTTTCTTTTACTCGTTTAACTTGAGCATCGGTACTCTTACCTTTATACGAAAGCCTGATGGGTTCTCCTTTTCTCTGTCTTGGTTTTAAAGGTGGTCCATCATATCTAGTTTCTTTTTTAAAATCTCTGAGGGTCTTACCGGGATTATCTGTTAACCATTTCTCAGCATATCTAAATAGTTCTGAACCTTCTAAGTTATTGACATTAAATTTACTATTGTCTAAGATAAAACCTTCTCTACCTTTAGCTCTCATCCCTTCATCCCCACTACGGGTTATCTGGGGATCACCTTTAAACATCATCGCATATATACGATCTTTAATAGCTTTATCAGGGTTCAACTCCCACTTAGCTTCAGGTAACTCAGTTCTAACTTGTTCCCAGAACTCCTTTAAATCATAGAAGTTCATTCCTTTAGTTTCTATGATATCAATCTGTCCTGTACCTAACTCAGGTCTCCAGGTAATCTTAACTGGACCCCACCGATAGACAGGCTCTTTAATTCCTATCTCCAGTGACCTTGTTATGTTCTCCTGAAATTTCTGTTGGAAGTTCTCCATTGCGGTTAAAATAAATGTATGTACCTAATGCTACTGGTCCTGCTATCCTTAGCACTAACAGTATCATTATAATTTTCTTTAGCTTCATTATACTATAGGTGCCTTTGAACCCTTATAAAAGAGAGAATTGTAATTAAGACCCAATTCCATTGTATACTTAATAGGAGAGAGGGAATTTGTTGTCTTCCCTCTCATTTGACCGCTGTTTCCACACACGAGGAGCACCACTTCCCCGTGTAGTATTGTGGGGTTAAACTAAACCCATGTAGGGATATGAGATTTGGTGTTACCTCGTGCCTGTCTACGCTGGTTCAAATCCATTCCTAATACTATATGATTAGTAGCTGATTGAGGGTCATCTAAAAAGGATTCCTGGAGATCTAAGAACTCTTCTCTTTTCCTTAGTCTTACTTGTTCTGTAGCAGATAAAGCAAGCGCATCAGTAAACCATTTTACTCCTTGTGCCAGGGCATCAATTCTGTCATCATGTTTGACAGCTCCTTTTTCCCTACACATTCTGGACATTTGGTAAAAAAGCATATACAATAACCTTGATTCTCCAGGTGCGTCTTGATTAGATCTATAGTCCCAATTGACGATTTCGGGGTCGACCACAAGCCTATGCTGATTAAGGACAGGCTCAAGACTATCAATGATACGATCCTCTTTACGCACATTAGCACGGGTTTCTTCTATGTTAATTCCAAGTTTTGTATTTTGACAGTGTTTTTTAAAGAGTTCACTAACAATACCGTCACCAAAATTACTTTCAATAAGAAGGGTAGATGCTTTGTATTTACGACACCCTCGTAAAATTGATAATAATGTGGCGTCGCTGTAACCGTCTCTGAAGGCTTTAATTTCATGTAAGTATATAAAACCATTCAACTGTGATAAGAAGCATGCTACAGTCTCATCTGTACCCCTTCCAGAGGGGTCTACACTGCAGATAGTCTCTTGATATGGTTTCCATTCCCCCTGGAACTGCATTGGTTTATAAAAATGGTCCCCAGGGAGACCTACAGAAGGTAGATCTTTTAGGACATTTTCAGGACTAGAGCACCAAATGATATTTTCAGGTGCAGTCTCGGGATTAATAGGTGTAACAATAAGGTCTGCAAACTTGAGTGGAAACTTTTCAGCATCAGACAAGCTAGTATCCAGCATAAACTGAAGCATAAAGTTACTCCTACCCATAGCAGACTCACGTTCCAACAGGTCTCGTTCCTGAAAACGAGTGTCTGTAGGCTTCCACGTAAGGTCTTTAGTGGATTCCAGGTCATTTTCTAACTGTGGGGCAAGAAGACCGTCATACATAGCCACCTTTCGGGGGTACCTAGCAGGCCATACAAAAGGTTTGTAGTTACGTTGTCTGAGTTTGTTGTAAACAGTAAAAGTAGTTTGCGGAGTCCCAAGAAACATGATACGAGAATCACGTTTAGGAGTGAGAATAGACTCACATTCAGTAACCAATTGTAAAAGTTTCTCACGTTGTAGCTCCGTCATACTATTATTTGGCACCTCTACGTCATCTAGTACCATCAGGTCTGCACGGCTTCCCGTGAGTTGCCCTGTGATACCAACTGATTTAACGCTAGGGGCTTGGTGTGGTGCAGCTGGACCTACATCGAATGATACACGTGACCATCTTTGATCATCATTCTTAGGTTTCAGATGACTCATCCACGGTACTTCAAGGATAAGTCTTTGGCAGAAGATCGAGAACGAGTCGGCTCTATCCTTAGAAGCCGATACAACCATGATTTTCTTATTTGAATCATTATAAAGCGTCCAAAGAACAAAAGCTGCAGTAATCCAAGATTTACCAACACCTCTAAAAGCTTGAATTTGGAGTCTCTTGGGTCCATTTTGTAAATACTCTGCTATACAAAGTTGTGCTCTAGTAGGTGCTGGTAAAGCTAAATGTGTCCAAACGGCTGTTAGGAAGTACCTAAAATCGTTTTTTAATTGATTTTCAATTGTATTAGTAGGCATATTCCTCTAAAACATCAAGTACTTTATTAAGATATTCATCGGCACCCCGGCACTCTTCATGTGTCAGTTCGTGTCGTTCACATCTACCATAAAGTTCATTCTTTAAGGTGATTGCTCTAGCCTTCATGTGAGGTTTATCTAGGGAACCGTTCATAATTCTATAGGGGTTTAATAAGTACCGCGATAGAGCCATTCATTAGATTCTCTATGGAATCTCTCTTCTCGTTCGTCTAGTACTTCGTTTATAAGTTCTTTAAGTTCTTTACGTTCCATATCCGTAAGGACTGTCGTTTTTTTAACAGGCATGGGTGAGTGCTTCACAGGTTTTGTGGGCACCTCACCGGTTATCTTACCTCCAGTCATGCCTTGTGTGTCTATGTATTCATTTTCTGGCACGGTTTCTCGCTCTGTTTTTAGAAGGGTTTTCTTTCACAAAACCGCCTCCTTTGGTACGCGACATGTCAGGCCCGCCCTTTCCATATATACCCGCTTTTCGTCTAGCTCTGTTATGCTCAGCGCGACTTCGCTTATTAATCTTGAGACTGTTACGCTTTCGTTGAGCGGAATTTTTTCGCTCTCGGGATAATGGGTTTTTACGGTAGTTTCGTGCACTTTTCTTTAGTTGAGATGCTGGTAATTTTTTAGGAGCCATAATTAGTATTTTACCGCTTTTTGAACGGCATCAAAATCAATAGTAGGCATTAGACTAGCTAGATTTCTTAAAGGCGTACCTTCTAGAGCAACCCCGGTTATATCATTCTTAGATAACCAGTCAGCTGCAGCTTTGAGGTCTGCCGTAGTAGCTTCACCGGATTTAATCCTGGCTAAGAACTCTGTAGTTAGTAAATTATGCAGCTCATCAAACTGAGCTTCGGTTGCTCTTTTCATTAGGCTGATCTCTTGTTTGTTTTTGTTTTTGTTTTGACTTTTTTGATAGGGACTACTATATGTACATTACTGCCATACTGCTGATCTAAAGCATCAGCTCTTTTGTTAGCTGCTCCTGCAGTTTGTGCATTTGTTTTGATAATGTCACCATTGACTGGATTTTTGATGTAATATTTAGCACCCATTTTAATTTTCTCCAGGAAATAGATTTTTTCTTACTAGTGCTACTGCAGCATCATCGATGGTGTTGTCGGTAGACTTAGCGTAAGCCTCTAAAAGATCAACTACCAGTTTCTTGACTGACTTAGAACTTATAAAGGTAAATAGAATTGGCTTAATTAGTAGCATCATTGTAGTTTAAGTGCGGGTTGTTCAATTTTTAGGTCTCCACCTTCAATAATCTTTTCGATAGCTTCTTTTCTATCGTTAAGCTTCTTGACGGTACCTAATGGGGAATTGTTAAAAGCTTTGTAAGCTTCATTTACTGCAATACCTCCGAAGACTACAACGACTGCAGTCACGATCAAGGTTTTTTTCATTTTGTGGTTTCAGTTGGTTTTTGTTTTATCACTGAGACGATAGGTACAACATCGTTGCACATATGTTCAACACGAGAACCTGGCCTAAGAGTGAAACCCTTTTGCATTAGTTCAGCACATTTTAGTGCTCGGACTAGTTCATAATCCACTCGCATCTTTTCTTCGACACGTTTAGCAATACGTTTACATTGTCTAACTGTATCATAATCCATAGGAACCATGAAATTAATCTGTGCTCCATAGTTCCAACCTTGAGAGTAACTCTCTGGATCATAAGGTTTATTCTCACTAGCTAACCAAAAAGGTGAGAAAGTCATGGTAGGACCATTACAACTCACCCCATTAGCATAACGTTGTCTACTTGGGGCACCATTGTTCTGGAATTGCACTGCTTGGTTGGTCACATTGCCAGTTGCAGTGGACTCTGGTGCCGCTGTATTATATGTCTCATCTCCTTCAGCATAAGCTGGGGTACATCCTATTGTGAGAAGACCGATAAGGAGGTAGTGGTAGCGTTTGTTGTGATAGA